CATCTCTAAGTTGATTGTCTGACCATCCATCAACCATTGCTCTCGCCTGCAAATCCGCAGGGATAATTAAATCATTATTTTCCATAGCCTATTTATTTTTTGTTTTTATAAGTTCCCCGAAATCTCAACATCCTTCTGCTTCTCAAGTTGCCCTTCTTGTGCAAGCTCTGCCATTCTATGATTGTGCTTAATCTCTTCAAGCAAAGCCTTTTGCTGATACTCAGTCATAATAGAAGCCTGCTTCATTTGCTCAAGAGCCTGTTGTGCCGCAGCCTTAGCTTCAGACGCTTGTTGAGCAGCCTGCGCTTGTAGCTGAGCATTTTGTTGCTGTTGCTGCATAGCCTCTTCCATCTTAATCTTACGCTGACGTTCCTCTGCAACAGTCATATACCAAGCAGCAAACTCATCGTTATCATTCTCCAACTCCTTCTCAATAAACAAGTAGTCAGAAAGAGTGATTCCAATAACGCCATTCTTTCCAGCCTGCATAGATTGTAATGCAGCTTGAAGGATTTGATTCTTACGAGTATTGGTTGGAGTTGAAACCAATTTAATTCCAATCTGCTCCAATGTCAAGTCCTCAAACGCATCCAATGCGTTAGTCTTCTCCTCTCCTAGAAGCTGTAAATAATATTTACGAACCTCTTTATCAAATCTCATATTGGTACGAGTCTTTAGGATAACTTTCTTAGCAGCTTTCTCCTTCAATCTCATGATAGCCTTCTTCAAAGGGAATAGAGCGTGATTAGTAGCATCCACCTCCATTTCGCTAATACCTAATCCTTTCTCAGAAGGAGTAGTAGGCATAGCAGCCATGGTTGGAGTGATACCAGCCAAGTCCATGATTCTATTCATATCATCCTGCCAACAAGTCAACCACTCCTCTAATTGAGGACCGATACCACCTGGTAGCTCTGCGATAGGCATATTACCACCCTTATTCAAGATGTCAGTCTTGGAGTTGATGAACTGATTACCGGTCTGTCTACGGATACGAACAATATCCAATGGAGACATAGCACCCATACCCAAGTCCATATTAGCAAGCAATCCAATATCAACAACGATACCCTTTGGAGCAGCAGCCCACTTAGCCGCCTGTAACTTAATCCAAGTAAGCATCAACGAGTCCAAATGCGGCTTCCATCTTTCAACGATAGATTTACCAGGGACACGCTCAAAGTAATATGAAAGAACTGCATTACCACGAGAGTCTCTCATGATATTCTTTTGCAATCCAAAGTCATAAACAAACTTAGATCCTAAAATATATTTACCCTCGTAAACATTTTGAATACAAGTAACATCAGTCTGACGCAATCTTCCGTCTGCGTAAGGCTTCTTAGTCACACCAAACTCTTCATCTTGGTAAACAATCTTACCATCCTTAGTTTGACGCTTAGTAAAGTATTCATAGTCATTAGCACGATACTCAAAGTGAAGTACATCAACAGAGAAGTCTTCCCAAACATATCTTCCAGTTACAGGATCCTTTCTATTGAAATTAAAATCCTTATCAGTGTAGCCTTGAGTTTCGTAGAATACTCTTGCCAACCCTTCAATTTCTTGAGGCTGTGCGCCAAGAGCCAACAACTTATCTTTAATGTCACCAATACGAACACGTTGTATATGACCAGCAAATGATGGTTCACCTTCTTCATCCTCATCAATAAATGCAGTAACAAATGATGCAGGGTTAATATACCTCATCCTTGTAACACCATCCTTATCAACATAAACCTGACCAACAGCAAAGTTGGTTTGAGCTAAACCGTCAATAGTCTTTAAACGAATCTTATCCCAATCACTAATATCAAATGCGTGTTTAGCTATGTCTTCCATAGCATTCTCAAGAGGCAACTTAAACCCTTGATACTTTTCATACATATCAAGTTCAGACTCATCTTGAGGAGTCCATGGTAATGTAACCTTTGGGATACCTACTTGCTCTCTGATTGGGTTAAGTACCTTGTCTTCGTAATACATTCTCCACTTCTTCTTCTGCTTTTCAAACTGAGAAGTTGGGGTAAGAGACTCGCATTTAACTTTGAAATCAGATGCAGATAGAACAGACTTAATTACAGCAAGATACTTTGGCGCAGGGCTTACAATCTCGTAATTGACATTGGTATATGCCTTACGAGCATATTGAGTCATTCTGTTAACCGGAGAGTTTTTATCATTCTGCACACCTAAAAACCAGTCACGATATGGAGCAGAACTTTGCCTTCCCTCACCATAGTCAGTCATCATTTGGAACCATCCAGTAGCCGTCTGACCATACAATGTTCTTCCGTTATACCAACGAGAATAGATTGCTTGAGCTACCTGTGTAATGTAACTCAATGTGTTTTTCTCTTCCTTAGGAATCCTGTCAGAAGGGAATGAGATAATTGGCGTAAACTTCAACATCAAATGCAAATATAAAAAATGTCCCTAATATGAAACAAATTAATCAAAAAATTCTAACAAGTCATTCATCGTTCTAACCTCGTTCATCTCCTGCATATACTTTGGTAGTGCGGATTTCGAGCCAAGCAATGCCATCCCACCTGCGGCAAACAAGTCATAATTAGTCATCTCTGTAGGGTCATTAATCTCCAAACACTCCTCAAGCATTTCTAAGTGGTTATCACTTCTTCCAAATACCTTGATGTAGTTCATGAACTCAGTAAATATCTGCTCCTTATCAGCCTCTCCGGTATATCGCCCTGGAGCAGTAGCCAACTTACCATTAGGGTCAATATCGGAAAGTAAATAACCTTCATATCCCCAATCCCTAAACTTCTCAATAACGATAGGTACGTTTCTTTCAGGATAAACGTGCGCTCCAAATAGTAAGGCAAGCTTCAACATATCTTCGCAATAAGTGTTACCATCGTCAACACGAGTATTGTAAGTGACAACAAACTTATTTGAAATCCATTGGTCAATAGGCTTCTCTTGCGCATCTACTGAAGGATCGTGCTTATAGAACATAGCGCCACCTCCATTAGACTTCCTTCTACCCTTTACATCTCGGTTTCCAAACTTAAATGGGTCACATCCTAAGATATACTTATTGGCTACATCGGGAGAAGGCATCCATTGATTCTTAGCTGAGTCGAAAATCTTTTTATTTCTCTGCTCCATAGAAGGTAAATAAGAAACAACAAACTTACCCTCTGCATCATCTGTAGCAATAACTTCACTACCAAATGCACCTTTCCAACTTAATGATATAGTTCTTGTTCTGAATATCCTATCGAACTTCAACTGATTAATTCTAGTGCGTAGAATAGATAGGTCGAAATTGCTATTCTTAGACGCCTTAGACGCAGCTTCTTGCAATGTCCAAGGGTTATCTCGAATCTCTCCATTTAATCGTAAATCAAGCCCTTTCTCTTCAAGGTCTTTACGAGTGTTCATTAAGATTGTTTTCGCTCCTCTTGTAACAATGTTACCTTCCAAGTTTCGTACAGGTTCGGCTGGGTCTTCAATGATTGAGAGTCCGTACTCATCCACGCACTCATCGTACCCATCGTATGCTGGGATGAATAGCGTAAATAACCCTGAAGTTGTAAATCCGTTTTCGTTTCGCTCATCGTAATATGAAGATTTAATTAGATCAAAAAATTCCTTACCACCACCTGCCTCAAATTCACCAAGCGTAGATGTAAACATACCAAGTCCGTTGATACGCAAACCCTGTGATAGACACTTACGAACAACGTCCTGCCATCTTCTTGGGATTGATACTCCACTATCTCCGTGCTTACCACCCTCGTCATCCAAATATGCGTGAAGCTTCTGTCCGTCAAAAGACCTTTCTGAAGATGCACGAGCCTCAATCCATCCGTCATGTGATGGCGCACGATTGTGCGTAGCCCCCTGCGCTCTTGAAGCTGAGTAGGAGAATGAAAGTTTCTCCTTTGGAAAGTCAGTACCATCATGGGATGGCTTCAAGAAGAATGGTATCTTACGCCATGGCTTTACAATCTTATCGATATAAACGTCATTCTTAGCCTGAGTCTCTGTGATACTCTGAATACCACCCTTCTGTTGTTTATGCTCAGTCACTATGCAGTACAGCATACAAGCCGCCTGAGATGTTGCCCCAATACGTCTTCGTTTAGGGAAGATATATCCGTAGCAGGTTCTATAACCCATGTCAACTACATAAGCCCCTTCGTCAATATATGCGGCAGGATACTTAGCAGCAAACTCTTCTGCGTTCTTTACACGTTGGAAATACTTCGTCTTAATCTCACCCTGCGTCCTAAATGTAACACGATACTTATAAACAGCCTCAGTAGTAGTATAGCAATAGCGAGCAAATAGAAAAATCCTACGATCAAGGTCACGATACCAAGGTAAACTATCTTGTCTAGTCTCATTTTGAATGTCCCAAAAGTTTAAGTAAACATAATGCCAACCGTCAATGTAGGTAGGCTTCCCATTATTAAAAAACCAATATCCTTGATACCTTCTCTTAATCTGTAATTGAATCCACTCAATCTCCTCCTTGTATTCAAGCCTATTACTTTCAAGCTCCTCATAAATATCACTCTGGCTCACAACTTCTCTTTTTTTGAGCCTCATTTTTTTACGGATCAATTCCTGTATATTAGCCAACTTATCAGGAACCTTCTGATGTTGGAATCGTTGGTTCTTTGGATGCAGTCCGTATCCGTCTATCAACTTCACAGCCTCATCCCATGACTTACCATAAAAACTCTCTACGCTCGGCAGAGGTATCTCGATAGTCTTAAGGACTGGATCATCATTGTGGTATATAGCCACAAGATCTTCCTTTTGATATATTTCATGGTATTTAGAGTTAGTTGCCAACTTCGGGGAACATTTGATCGCCCTTAGCTTTACCTGGAGAAACACCCTTTGGAGCAAACATCATGTACTCCTCTGGACGTATCCCTAAGTTATCTTGAGCTAAGAACTTGGTTATTTCATTCTCTAATGCCTTTGACACCTCACCCTGCATGAATCTTTCCCTAGATTCAGATAGCTGCTTTCTAAGTGACTCAATGTTTGAGATGTGGTTCTTCTGGTCAGTTGGGTCTTCAGGGAAGTCCAACGATAGAAGGTCATAAAGCATTTCCTCTGCACGCATCATAATAGCCCAATCCTCAGGCTGTTGAAGCCTAAGGAAGAGGACTATTTTAGCTCTGCAAGCTTGATTCTTATTTAATAGCAATTCGTTGTATTCCGTTGGGAAAGATCCGTCAATATGAGGATTAACTCCCAACTCTTTCAACGCCCAAGTCTTTCTCTTGGATAGCATTGGGTAGATTTCAATACCAGGACTTCCAGGGCTGTACATCAATATGATATACCGCATAATAAAGTCAGCCGTCAAATTGCTAGGTAGCCCATTCTCACTAGCAAAGATGTTAGCGAACTGCATTAGGTCAGGGAACTTGAATATCACCTGATCAGAAGCAGATACCTTGTCAATCCTATACTTTATTTTTTGATACGCCTTACTGTCCATCTACTTCAGCAAAAATACTATGACTTTGTATATAATACAAATCCTCAGCAATTAATTGGTTATACTTAAACTCCAACTTCACAGGCTTATCTGACTTAGCCTTGACAATCATACCGCACTTCACAGGAGTCTTCTTCCAGTTTGATTTCAAGTAATTCTCTCTCCAGTCATATACAATATTACCTGTCGGGGCGTAGACAATTTCAAATACTCCAGGCTCATGCTCATCAGGCATATAGTCCAAGAACGCAGGTTTTGGCTTCATGCGTCTTTTCACCATAACATAATCGTTCAGTGATATAACCTCATCCTTTCTGA